AGTATTGGAGATCAAGAGGATTATGGGTTCATCCAAATTTTAGAGGCCAAAAATATTCTAGTGTGGTGTTAATTTGGTGTTTAGAATACGCAAAACGCAAAGGTGGCCACTGGATGTGGACAGTTCCTAGAGAAAGTGCGTTAGCGGCATATAAAAGTGTCGGATTTGTTCAACAATCTGATTGGTTTGAAGATGGGCAGTATGGTCCAAACTGTATCGCATCTAAATACTTATAAATAGAGTGTATAAGGAGTGATGTAATGGCAATTCCAGCAACAAAAGCTACACTTAAATCATACTGTCTTAGGTCACTAGGTTTCGGTGTGATCGACATTAACGTGTCTGATGATCAGGTTGATGACCGTATTGATGAGGCACTTCAGTTTTTTGCTGAGTATCATTACGATGGAATTGAGCGTGTTTATCTAAAACACCAGATAACACAGGCAGATATTGATCGAGCTGTAACTGATAATACAACGACTGCAACTGATACTGTTGACAGTACAGTTACAGCAAATTGGCTTGATGGGGCAGGATATATACCCACACCAGATGCAGTTATTTCAGTTGTACAAGTTTTTCCCTTCACAGATAGTTCTACGGCAAATATGTTTGATCTAAGGTATCAGCTAAGGTTGAATGACTTGTATGATTTTTCATCTACTTCTATTATGGAATACCAGATGACGCTTCAACATCTTGACTTTTTAGAACATATTCTCGTTGGTGAGGTTCCAATTCGTTTTAGTCAACACCAACAAAGGCTCTATCTGGATATGGATTGGAATAATGATATTAAAGTAGATGAATTCATTATCATAGAGTGTTATAGAAAACTTGATCCAACACAATTTACAGACATTTTTAATGATATGTATTTAAAAAGGTACACATCTGCTCTTATCAAAAGACAGTGGGGTGCAAATTTATCTAAGTTCAGCGGAGTAGAAATGCTTGGTGGAGTTACTATGAATGGGGGTGAAATTTATTCACAAGCACAAGAAGAGATTACCAAGTTAGAAGAACAAATTCAATTGCATTTTGAATTACCAGTTAACTACATGATAGGATAATTTAATGGCCGTTAATTCAGCATTCCACACAAATAATGTTGCTGCTCTTGCGACTGAACAAAACCTATACAAGAATTTGGTTGCTGAAGTAATTCAAATTTATGGGCACGATGTTCATTATCTTGACAGAACACTTGTTGCAGAAGACACTGTATTTGGTGAGGACACACTTTCTAAATTTAGAAACTCTGCAAAAATAGAAATGTATGTTGAAAACTCTGGTGGAGGATATGCCGGAGAAAGAGAGCTTATGACAAAGTTCGGGCTTCAAGACTTGAGCGAAATTACATTTGTAGTTGCAAAACATAGATTTCAAGAATTAACAAAACAATTTACTATTGAAGACGCAACAGATACAGATTCGGGTGGTTCTATTTTATTGGAAGCTGATACCATTGATATGTCAGGTGATGCAGTTACTTTTGAGGGGTCTGATTTTTACTTGTTATCAGAAACAGATGCTACAGGTGCAGACCGTCCATTAGAAGGGGATTTAGTTTTTCATCCTATTCTAAAAAAATTGTTTGAAGTTAATTTTGTAAATGATGACGAACCTTTTAATCAATTAGACAATAATCCAGTTTATAAATTATCGTGTCGTACATTCGATTACAGTTCGGAACGTTTGGATACTGGTATTTCAGCTGTTGATGCAATTGAAGATGCGTTGTCTGTAGATACGTTAGTGTATCAAATTACATTGGAACAGTCCTCTGCCGTTAATGAATCTATTCGTATACACGATACGGCCACAACAAGGGGTCTGTTGAAAGATGAAACAGATAATGACAATATTATTGGTGAGGATGACTCAACTTCAGTCGGTGAAAGCTTATTGCTTGAAACTGGTGAGTGGTTGTTACAAGAAGACTATATACTAGGAGAAGGTAGTAGATTATCTACTGACGCTGATCCATCAGCGCAGAATGAATTGTTCGATAGGTTAGACGATACGATCCTTGATTTTAGTGAGAATAATCCATTTGGTGATGCAGGGAGTTTAGGTTAATGTTAGGCACACAATATTACCATGAGACAATTAGAAAAGTGGTTGTTGCATTTGGTACAATGTTCAATAATATATCGTTGGTTCGCAAAGACAGCGATGGTAAAGTAGTTCAATCAATGAAAGTTCCTTTGGCTTACGGGCCGAAGCAGAAATTTTTGGTTCGTCTTGCTGAAGACCCAGACTTGACAAAACAAGTTGCGGTTACATTGCCACGAATTGGTTTTGAAATCAATGGTCTTTCATATGACCCATCAAGAAAATTAAACCGTATTCAACAATTTAAAAAGACAAAATCTGGTACTCAAGGCAAATCTCTTGAAACACAATTTATGCCAGTACCGTATAATGTTGGATTTGAATTATATGTCCTCGCAAAAAATTCTGACGATGCATTACAGATTGTTGAACAAATTTTACCATACTTCCAACCAGACTATACTTTGACAATTAATGATATGGCTGATATGGGAATTAAACGAGATGTTCCTATCGTCTTGAATAGTATTTCCTATGAAGATGATTATGAAGGAGACTTTACAGCAAGACGATCCTTAATTTATACATTGAGTTTTACAGCAAAATTCTATCTGTATGGACCTGTTACCTCACAATCTATTATTAAGACTGTACAGGTTGATCAGTTTACAGACCTCAAGGACACTGCTCCTAAGAGAGAACAAAGACTTGTTGTTACACTTAATCCCACTACAGCTGATGCTGATGATGACTTTGGATTTAATGAAACATCTTCATTCTTCCAAGGAGTGGATGAGTAGTGTGTATGATCAACGTAAGTCTATCAATCTAGAAACATCTATTAGATGCAACCTAGAATGCCCTAAATGTGAAAGAAAATATTTACTGACAAATAATTTACCATTTTTAGGTGGTGATATGTCGGTATCTGACTTTGAAAAGGTTGTGGAATATTATGATAGCATACATCTTATAGGAAACATTTCTGATCCTATTTTTGCTACGAATTTAATAGACTTTCTCAAACTAACTTATGAAAAAAATAAAAAGACTATATTGCACACTGCTGCATCCCACAAATCTTCAACTAGGTATACAGAAGCATTTAAGGCTAACGTAAATGCAAAGTGGATTTTTGGAATTGATGGACTTCCCAAGGACAGTCACAAGTATAGGATAAACCAAGATGGTGAACATTTGTTTGATATGATGAAACTTGCATTAAACTATGGGTTAACTCCTGTGTGGAAATATATCGTTTTTAAATACAATCAAAATGATATTGACGAGGCAAAAGCTTTGGCAGAACATAATGGAATAAAATTTAAATTAGTAAAGTCAAGTAGGTGGCACGAGTCGTATAGATACGGTGAGTGGAAAGATGAGATGTGGGATAAACTTTTATTTCAACCTAGTGATGAGTATATTGGAAATTGGCTTGGAAACGACAATAAACAATGACACTTAATCCTCGCTGCCTAAGAAATAATACTAATGGTCAGGATGTATTTTTTTGTGCCACAGGTCATCTATTACCATGTTGTGGTTTACAAAGAACTCGTTCTGAAGAAGAAGAAAAAGAGATATCTCGATTCTATAAGGATAGTATGAAAGTTAGTAATGTAGAAAGGATTGAGGATATTGTCGAGGGAGAAGAATGGCAAACTTGGTTTGATACACTAATAAATAGACCAGAACAAGCTCCTAGTATATGTAAGAGGTATTGTGACGATGAGTAATGAAATTGACAAAGCGCTCGGTGTAGTTCAAAACTTGCCGTTCAAGACTCCTGCACAAGAGTTAGTTAATTCGGGCCAATGTCCAACACAAGAGGACTATGGTGATATAAATGATGTGGAGAGAGATTATGAATACCAGCGACAAAACTTCTACAATTTGGTCGAAAGAGGAACGGATGCAGTGGAAGGCATTTTGGAACTCGCCAAAGAATCGGACCATCCACGAGCATACGAAGTTGCCGGAAACCTTATCAAACAAGTTGCTGAGGTTACTGAAAAACTTGGTGACTTGCAAGAGAAAATGAGGAAGCTAAAAGAGGTGCCTAACACTGCACCTAAAAATGTTACAAACGCATTGTTTGTGGGGAGTACTGCTGAATTGCAAAAAATGTTAAAGGATAAGTAAAGTGAAAGTGAAATATTTTAGGCCCGATATTTTTGAATTAGATAATTTAGGAGATGACCCCCCTATTATAAGAACGGGACAATTAGTACAAGCATATATGCCGGTAGATAGAACTGGTAATTTCAATCCATTTCAAATGACATATGACCCTATTCCAAAGGTTGTAAAATTTAATAAATCTTGGGAAGAGTGTTGCATGGATGCAGCCAAAGAACTATGGCAGTTAGGAAAACCCATAGAACTGTTTTGGAGCGGCGGCATTGATAGCAGTGGAGTCTTGATTGCTTTACTAGAAACTAAGTCTGATTCAGATGTATTGAATATTCGATACACCCAAGATTCAATTGATGAGTTTCCTTTGATGTGGGAAAAAATGGTAAAGGGTAAAAACAATCCTTTAACACACAAAGAAATGTTAGATGATTCATTATTTGAAAATCATGACATTATCAAAGTAACTGGAGAATGTGGGGATCAATGTTTTGGTAGTGATGCTTTACACGCCAATCTAGATAAACATGCAGATGATTGGGAAAGCATCTTTACTTGGCCCAACGGAAAGTTGTTTGCTGCAAAATCAGACGCTCCAAAAGATTCACAACAGAATTACGAATATAAAAAAAATCAGTTAGCTGAAATTTTATTAGAACATGTAGATAGTTCGCCAGTTGAAATAAAAACAATATTT